TTTGACGTGCCCATGGCTGAAAGGTACGTGGTGCGGCCTCATAAGCAGAACGCAGAGACTTATTAGCAACATTCGCCAGTACATTGGTAAGGTCAGAAGTGCCCTCAAATGCACGTGTAGCAATTTGCATGCGGTCCAGACCATGAACATTCACGCCACGCTTAGATAGGTTATCTCTAGCCAGTTCGATAAGAGATAAGCCAGCGTATTGTCTTGCACCGTCCGGCAATTCTGCGCGTGGATCTGCACGATGCAGCAATGCAGCCGTCATCATTTCGCGCCGTGTTTCAGTCTCGTCTTGAATAGTTTCAATTTTAGACTTGCTTGAGATATCATGTGATTTGCTGCGTTCTGCAAGCTTGCTTAAGACTTCTTTGCGCGCATCGTCGATACTAACGCCACGTTCTACCAAGTCGTCGGCAACAGCATCATCAAGAGATACAGACCGGACAATGGTTTTAATCTCAACCATACGCTTGCGCTCTGCTTTGATTGCTTCGTCTTGCAATTTAGCAGCATCAATAGCTGGTTCTTGTTTAACTGGTTCAATGCTTCGCGCTGACAGATCTTTTTCACCTGCCTGGCTTTCTTTTGTCACTTCTTCATTTGCCATTTCTACATCCTCACTATTTATTGATCTGCCAATGCCAACCGTTGCATCTGCCGGAATATCCGCCAGTGTTACTTCCATAGGTAGCCATTTAGTTACCCTGAATTCATCCGGGCTATTGCTGTTTTCTTTTGTAATCTGACGTTCTATGATCTTGTAACCAACGCTTACATTTTGGATTAGCCCGTCTTGCAAATCTTGCAAAATAGGTTTCATGTCGTCGCGCCGTGAAAGTTTTACTTCAACATGGCCGCGCCCGTTTTCAATCCATGCGCGTGTTGTCTTGCCAATAGATAACATTGGCGCGTCTGCGGTTTTTGATAACCCATGATTAAGCAATACGGGGGCACCACCATTCAAACGAGACAAATCAACCTCGCTTTCACGATGCCCTAATACTTCAATCCAAGGTTCATCAAAGAATGATGATCTGAGGTATGGTTCCTCAGAAGAAAAAGGGAAATCTAAAACTAAATTTTCGTTGGATTTTTCGCTGTCGCCTTCATCCATCCGTTTAGTGATGGATAAATCAAAACTTCTAACAGCTAGTTTTTCTTTTGACATAAGATCAAGACATATAAAATCTTGATCTTATTTAATGACATTGCCGTTAACAAAAACAGCAAAAAAGATAATAATTAGGTTGTTGCGTTATTCTCTGTTTCCGGTTCTGGTTCTGTTTCTTGTTCATTACCTAACGGATATTTGATACCAGCTTGTTCAAATGCTTCACGATCCTTTTTAATCTCATTGATTAATTCATCAGGATTCAAACCACGTTCTCTGACAGTTTTTGACCATGATTTAAGGTTCAGTCTTAACTCGTTTTCTTCCCCTTGAACATCCTTAACAGGATCAACCCAATCCCATTTTGGCGTAGTCCAGAAAACTTGTATATCACGCCGCGAACCGTTTGATACTGATGCAACTTGAAGCCATTTTTTCATGACTTGACGACAAAACATAGGAATGAATGTCAACCATTGGAACTGCTCAACTTCACGCCGAAAATCTAACGTACCCGCACGAATCGAAGAATAATTAACTTGCGACAAGTCCCCTGTCATTTGTTCATATGTAATGCCAATCCCTGCCGCTATAGCATGTAGCCTTGTGTTGACGTAATCGGCATAACCTGTTGACGCTGGCGGATTGTTGAAAGTGACACGCTCACCAAGTCCCAAATATTCAATAGTTCCGGGTGCAAGTTCCTCAATTTTCCGGTTTGTTCCGCTTTCTGTTGATACGGTCCCCAATGCGCTGCCGTCATCGTCTGACTCAACAAAAGCCGTGATACACGCTTCTGAAGCTTTACGAACCAGCGTAGCTTCTTCGTATTCGTCTAAATCGTTTTGTGTAATCATAGACGGCGCAAAAATCGGAACGCCTCTTGATTGACCTGGCCGCAACTTTTCATAGATGTGAAGAATGTCACTAGCCGGAACACGGAAAGAGTCAAAACCTTTCATAATCGGCGCTCTGTCGCCTGGGTGTTCTTTGTGCAACCAATAAGCTACACGTTGCCCTGTTGAATTATATTCAATGCCATGTTGAATATATCCACCGTCCCTCAAAACCTCACTTTTTGATGAATCAAGATAATCAGGTTCCAATACCTGCAATTTTAACGGAACTGAACTATCGTCATTCGTAACAATGAACCTTACAATACATTCACCAGATTCAAAAACGGCACGACCTGCTAAACGTTGCATTCCATAGAAATCTAATTGATTTTCTATGTCACATTCGTCCGTCCATACTTCCCATAATTGATTGAGACTCTTGCTCTTTAGACTTGGAACGATACCTGTGCCGATACTGTTCGATACAAGAACACGTAATGCCTTGGCCGCATAGGGGTTATTACGGACTAAATCACGCGATCTATCACGCAACTTTGCCAAACTAGGCGCAATCTCTGCATTTGCTGACGTGCTTGGCGTAATCCATCCGCTTGTCCTGCGCCCCATTCTTGCGCCGTCATATCCACGCTTAGACATGATTTCCAAAGCGCGCCGCGCTCGCATTCTGTTAAGTTTGGCTGTTGGGCTAAAAAACCCTAAAACATCGTCAATTATTGGCATATTTAGTCCATTTTTCTGCTAATTACGGAAAATCTGCGTGATTTAGCGGGAATCGCGCCATCTTCTCTCAATTGCGCTTTTATTGTATTACGCGCCTTAATAAGATCATTAATAGAACGATATGTCACGGTTCTATCATTGAATGACACGGTTAACTCACCGCTTGCAATTGCCGATTCAATTGCATCAAGGTTTGCAGTAGTAAAGCTCATTTCCGATAATTCCTTATTCTTCGCATAATCCTGTAAGTAGTGCTTAACGAAACTCTGTATTTTTTCGCTACTTTCTTGTGATTTCCAGTCATTAATAGATCATTTATCATTTTTTGCTTTTCATTTCCAGAAATTACAGGAATATAGACCCTTTCCCCTGCGTATTCGTGGCGCATCCTGTCCGCTATCTTTTCTGCTTTTTCCCGCTCTATACCGCATTCACAAATGATTTCGCTGAATCTATCTATTACGTCCATTTAAACGCCCTCGCATGTTACGCATTAAAGACTTGCCCCGTGATTCCCTTTTATTCACTTGTGTTTCCTGTTTGGTTTCTGGTTTAACAGTTTCTTTCTTCTGTCCTTTAAGTGATAACCAATGTGCAGTCGAAAACCTATGCAATCCTATCTTGTATGCTGCTGCAACGTTATAGACAAGCAAATCAAGCGGCTCATTCGCTATCTTTCTGTTTGGTTGCCATACGCTAACCTTTCGGCCTTTTTCTATTTTTGTAACTCTATGTTCTGACTCAGCGACACCTTTGAAAAATGATTCAGGTAAATATTTACTGAAATGTATTGTTCCCGGTCCCCTGGATTTTTTAAGTCTGTTGAATATCAAATCTTTGGCTGTATCTGTCCCCAACGACCATACTTTGGCGGTTGTCCTGACATTCGTCCCTTTGTTTGTGTAATGAACCGGGGAAGGTTTAGCAGGGATAATAGAAGCATATCGCCTGGAATGGCCTTTGATAGCATAGACACGTTCATTAGATAAACGCATAGTAAAATCATAAATCTCTTGCGTATGGTGGCCGCCTGAGTCAATAAACTTGGTGTTTATCGGCAAAACGTATTCACCTGATGCATGCGGGTACTTTTGCCTTAACGTGTTCAATAAATCCGCTTTCGTTTCGTCTAAGGATGGATCACCATGTATTATCTTGTAATCAATAATCCAACATTCCATTCCTTCACCCCAGGCAATGCAACAGAACTCAAAACGATCATCCTGCGTATCAACCGAAGCAGTTAAAATCAATGCGCCATCAGGCACAATGCCAAGCTTATAACCTTCTGCCCTGTTGATTAATTCTGCGGCCTTTGTCTGCTCTTTTTGGCGTTCCCAGGATAACCCTAGCCTGGTATTGTAAAACACAGTCATTTGCTCGTCTGAACCGCTGTCAAGCACGTCTTTTGCTTGGTAGTATTCTGTTACAAGTTCAGCCCATGATAACCAGCCGTATGGTTGATATAATGCTGATATGTGAAAACTTTCAGTTTTTGATTCCTGCTTAGGTTCAGACCATAATCCATTCTTGAACATGCGCGCCTTGTCTGATTCAACATGCAAGCCACCACATTCAATACATGGGTATTCTGCCTTGTCTGTGAGGTATTCAAACTTTAACGGTTGCGCATGCCCACAATGAATACATTCCGCAAGCGCCTCGCGTTGCGTACCGGATTCATACAATAATTCAATTCTACTTTCGCCCTTGATTGTTGGGCTTGAGTAATAATATGATTTTGCGGACTCTGAAAAGGTAGTTTGCCTGGACTCTGCCAGCTTTACCGGATCACC